CCTGCATTGAAGTTGAAACTTTGAACATTGGTGAGCGCCGTCCAACTAGAACCATTTGTCGAGTAGGACACTTCATAAATCTGCAGAGCCATGGCTAGTAGATGTTGCTCACACGGATAGGAACAGAACCGTTCTGGCGCATGTAGGTGCGCAAAGCGTTCACTACGGATTGTGGGTCGCCACCATTGACTTGAATCGTCACGTTGGTGTCACCCATTCCAGCGCCAGCATTACGACCAGTCAACGGGATCACAGCCTCAGGGCCACGCTCACCGATCATGGCCAGCGTCGGGCTGGTGACAATGCCACCATTAGCCAGCATCGGAATTTCAGGAACATCGAAGCCTTTACCACCAAGACCTGGCACCCACGACGGAACTTTGAACGACAACTTCCCGACCGTGTTATTCCAGAGAGTTGCAATGCCGTTGAAGATTGCTTTGTAGTAACCCAACACACCGTCAAACAATGCTTTGATTACATCTATTGACACTGAAACGGCTGTTTTGATTGCCCCAAAAACTGAATGAACAACGTCACGAAAAAACTCAAACTTTTTGTAGGCCAAAACAATTGCTGCAACCAAGGCAACTACGGCAATGATTACTAGCCCAACTGGGTTCATGGCCATTGCAGCATTGAAAGCCCATTGTGCAGCCGTTGCTATTGCTGTGTATGCAGCAGAGATTTTGAGGTAGGCGTTGTAAGCCAAAACTGCTGCTGAAAGAGTTGCGATTGCGCCAGCAATAACCAAGAATGTTGTTGTGTGTTCGGTAGCCCAATTACCAAACATTTGAAGAATAGGCATGATTGCTTCAAGGGCTGGGAGAAGCATGTTTCCAATGGCTTCTTTGTTTTCCTTCAGCGCAACTGCAAGGCGTTTGAATTTGCCTTCTGTCGTGTTTGCAGCTTCTGCTGCTGAACCCTTGAAAGCCTTAGCAACATCATCTGCATAGTCGCCAGTAGTTTTCATCATGTCATTGACAATGGCGTTTTGGGCAGACAGTTTTTCCTGAGCCTTAGCAAGTTCCTTAGTGGCTTCAGAGCCTTTCATTGCACCAGTAGCAATTAGGTCTTGCACATTGTTCAAAGCGTTCTGAAGTTTCAGTTGCTTCTTTTGTTCTTTTTGCAAATCAATTGCTGCTTGAATACCGTCCGACATTGGAATGCCCAACTTTTTCAACGCTGCATACTGACCCATTTCAGCCTTAGCAAGAGCAGTGGTAACAGCCTCTAAAGGTTTGCCAGTGCCTGCAGCAACATCCTGAGCGATAGCCAAAAGCCTTTGGGAACGCTCAACGTCTTTGTTTGCAATGACGAGTTTTGACAATGCCGGGCGAAGATTGTCGTCGGCTTCACCAGTGGCAAGAGACATTTTCGTGATCAGGTCTTCTGTGGACTTGATTGTTGCGTCTGATGCTTTTACTGAGTTTCGCAGGTTTGTCGCTAATACCTGTTGGGCTGCTGCATCTTCAATTGCGTCTTTTGTTGCTGATACAAGAACTGCGCCGATGCCAGCCAAGGCTGCTGCTGCAGGGACGGCTGCTTTCTTGATAGCAAATTGGGCTTTTTGTCCAGTTGTTTCTAACTGTTTGAATTCTTGAATTGCTTTGGAAACGCCTCCACCGTCAAAGGTAGAGATGATGGGGATTGCAAGTGCCATTAGTTCAGTTCCTTTTCAACCCGACGGATGGCATCCAATGAGAGCCGTTCTAAGCCTTTTTCAATCTCGCCACGCTTCCTATAGACAGCAGGGCCAAGAACTCTTGTCTGGTTGGGTTTGAGTGGCCCTAGAGAGTCTCCTAGGGTGTTGGGGTTGCTACGCCCTGCAGCCTCGAACACTGCAGCGCCAACGTAGGTCTGTGTGATGTAAAGCAGGCTGACGGCTTCCCTTGCAGCATCGACTTTCAACTTCACCCCAGACTGTGCCTTGGCAATTGAGAATGGAAAGATTTTGCGTCCTGATTTGTCTGTCCAGTTGCGAGCCATACCCGACAAAGGAATCTTGGCGTAGCCCTTTTGGGCTTCCTGAATGGCAGGAGCTGCAATCTCGTTAGCGTTTTTGGTGAACTCTTTACGCAGACCAGGCTCAAGTTTGTTCAGTGAACGGATGGCTTCTTTCAGACCTGTCATTTCTATGGAGGCTGATGCTGTCATTTCTTGTTTGCTGCTTTCTGCTGGTTGTTCAAAATCTCAATGACTGTCGTTAGATCGTCAATCTCGAATTCTATTTGTGGGGGGTAAAACCCTGTCGCAACAAGTACCTCTGCTAAGGCTCTTCGGTAACTGTTGCTTCGGTGGCTTTTGGGTCTTCTTGACCAACTACTTCGACGGCATTGACTTTCTTGATGTATTCGTCAAATGAAACTGGCACTGGAATGTTTTGCTGTTTGCAGCATTCATACGCCATGAACGCAAGGTCTTCGATGCCGATGCCGTTAGCAAGCGTTGAGGCTTTTTGTTTGAACTTGCGTTCCCAAGCGACAATGACGAACAGATTGGTTTCTAGTTCGTATGGTTCGCCTTCGTTGGGCGTGATGCGTAGTTGGATTTTCATTGTTTCCCTCTGTCCTTAGATCAGGTTGTGATGTCTCGTACCCATGTGCCACCAGTGAAGGAGGCCGTGACGGTTGCGAGTTCGCCAACTGTTGAGTTGATTGGTGTGAAGTTTGCCAGCATTGCGTTGCTGATGACGTATTCAGGGTTAGACGCTGATTCTGTTGTTCCAGATGGGCTGATGGTGAGTGTCGTTGTACCGAGACCAACCATGGCTGCAAGTGCTGTTTCAACCTCTGAGGTTGAGCCTGTGCCACCGTAAGACAAGAAGAAGTCGATTGAGACGTCAACGGTCTGGAGGCCACCAACAAAACGATGGCCAGTGTCACCAAATGCTGTGGACTCAAGTGCGTCCTGACCGATGGTGATTGTGCAAGCGTTTGCTTGGTCACTCAAGTCGTAAGTAGTTGCGCCCTGCGTGATGTTGATCGTTGCATTGCTAAGGAATGTTGATGTTGCCATTTCTGACCTTTCTAGTTTCGTTTGACTGCGATAGCCACAGTCAAATCGTATGTTGGTATGTCTTGCCCACCGTAAGAAGCGTTGCCCGGTCGGGCGTCAACTACGGCAATGGAAGAGTTCATTATTGTGTCAACCGTGGTCATCAGGTAGTCACCTGAATCTTGGTTGCCAGGGGGAGCTGCAAGTATGCGAACTGGGATGCGAAAGTCACCCACGTTGTATGTCCATGACGTCATCACTGGTAATTCGATAAAGACAGACATGGGGCGTGCGTTGCGTGGGTCTGTAACTGGTTTCAAACCCAACGCTGTGAGCGCCGTTTTGATTGCGTTCACTGCGTCAACAAGAATTCCAGAGGCAGCCATCACGCCACCTGTGGACGGCCACAACCAATAAGAGACATAATGCGACCCATGGTTGAAGGAATAGGGATTGAAGACATTGAGTCAAATGAGGCAAACGAATCTGCAGAGCCACGCTCACGATAGAGAGTGGCTGCATACATGATCGCACCAAGTTTCACATCGGCACCCGGCACTGTCGTTTGTGAGTCGACATAGCCAGCCTCACGACGCTTTCTGAAACACCAGTTGTTGGTGGCATTGACGCAAACGGTGACAAAGGCCGTGTCGTTCGCCGTTGCAACGTCAATACCTAACCAACTTGTGACATCGGAAGCCTGTATCCACGATACAGACGGTGTGAAGGTCACAGTACCTGTAGCAACCGAACGCCCCAATTCAACACCAGCCTGCCGATACAAAAACTGATAAAGACGAATGACATTGCTGTCAAATTCAAAATCACCTTCGTAGGACTCGCCAATGTATTCAAAGTCTTCGGTTGCAAGAACAGTATGTGTACCGTTCAGACCGTGAGCAGCGCCAGCGATGGTGACAACATCGCCAACTTGTATGCCTGTTTCAACAAAGGTTTGAAGAACCACAACACCGTCTTGGCGTGTGTGAAACGCAAGATCATAAGTGGCCATGGTTCTTCAATTCCTCTAATTGTTTTGGTTAGTAACCGGTTGCGATTACGAACTTGGAAGGGTCGATTACCTTCGCTGCTGCATAACCACGGAAAGCGATTGTGCGTGAAAGCGTTGAAGGATTATCGAGGCTGATAGCGCCCTTTTGCTGTTCGTAGAACTCTGCACCAGATGGGTCAGCAATGATGAGTGTCGATGCTGCAAAGTTACGGTCAACCACTACACGCAAACCAAATGCAGAACCTGCTTCTGTTGTGACGTTGAGTTGTCCAGCTGCGTTCATTGGCCCAAGATTAGGGAATAATGCACGACCCGAATCGTCAACGAGTTTGATTAGGTCGCCCCATACGTCTGGTGAGATCATGAGGGCTGTTGGCAAGTTGCCGTTTGAGCCGTTCAAGATTGCAACTGCTGCGTCAGCAATCCAGTTCACCCAGTCTGCAGCAACAGCAGGGTTGCCAAATGCAAGGTCTTCTGTGATTCCGTCAAGGATTGCATCGCAAGCGAGAGCGTCTGTGCCATTTGCATAAATGCGTCCCATGTCGTCGAGCAAAGCGCCAAGAACTTCAGGGCTACACCAGTCCATTGCCTGTTCGGACAATTCGACATAGCCACCAAAAGTGCTCTTTGTGAAAGTTGATTCTGAAACAACAAAAGTTCCTGATTGAACGCTTGAGTTCTGAGGGCTTTGAACGGCCATTGATACGTTGGTGGTCACGATTGGACGCACAAACGATGAACCGGGGATTGCGCTCATTGAGCGTGCGCCGAGTGCGTCAATGACTGGACGACGGCCTACAAAGTTGTTGTAAATCGGAGCAACGATCGGTGTTGGGATTACACCGGGAATGTCACTGGTTACAACGTCTGGTGCAGCTGCACGAAGTGCTGCCCACTTGTCGCCACCTGCGATTGCTGCTGATAGATACTCAACTGCTGTTGGCAACTTGGATTCTTTTTTTGCCATAGCAAAGATTGGTGTGGTTGGGATTGCGTCGGGCTGGGAGGCTTCGACTGGGTTTTCTTGTGACATGGTTTCCTCCTCGGAAGTGTCGTTGTTGGGGGTTTCGGTTGCTTCTTCTTCAGGTTCCGAAGCAGCGATTTCTGTGATGATGGCATCCTTGAATGCCGGTGAAGCGACAAGGCTGATTTCTTCTAGCGATGCTGAAGAGACAAGCATTGTGCCGTCTTTTGACATTGTGAACTTGAGTGGGATAGCGCCCACGCTCACGGAGTCGTAAGCACCTGCCTTGACAAGTTCAATAGCGTCGTCTGATGCTCTGGTCTTGGCAAACTTTGCAGTGAACAAAAGTCCTTCTTGTGAATCTGCAAGTTCAGTCACGACGCCACGCAACTGCGTTGAATCGTGATTTTCCAAAAGTTTCGGGTTCTTTGCTTCAAGGTCAAAAGCGCCACGAAGGAAAGAAACTTTTGTGCCGTCTGAAACTGTTGCTGTGACGTCCCAAGGGACGGCGACGCCTGTGATGGTGCGTGGCGAATCTTCGCCTGCAGCTGCATCCAGCGTCACTGGTATGGCTTGTAATCTAATCATGCTGATGGGGTCTCCTGAGGTGAAGGAACGGCTGGTTCGACTGGCATGTCTGCCATGTCGTTGTGTTGAAGTAGATCGTCAAGGTCAAATTCGACGTAACGTCCACGGCTCAAAATGTCATCCATTGAGAGGCGCTGTGTGATTGCTGTGGCATACATTTGCGCACCAAATAACCAAAGGTCTTGTCTTGCCTGCTGTGCGTTTTGGTAGGTCATGGATGCACCGGGGGTTGGTGCAGAAACGAGATAGGCAGGGACGCTACAGAGGCGTGACAGATCGAGTGCTTGATACTGGCGTTGTTCGCTGTTGACACTCATAGGGTCTTTGTCAAACTCAACAAACTCCACAAAGTTATTGAGTGCGCCAATGACGTTTCCGTTACGACGAGCCGATGCCCACGCTGCAGCAAGATCACCAAGTTCTTCACCCGACATGGTTTCTCCTGCAGAAGTTTGCTGAAGATAACCGGGGACGGTTTCAATGGTGGCGTATTTATCGGCTGCTTGGTCAAGATGCAAACCAATGTTAAATGCACGTTGGCCAGTAAAAATGAGCCCAGTTGTTGGCGACAAGAAAGTGATTACATTCGAGGCGTCAAGGTTGACACCGTTGAACTGAATGTCATCTGTCATCCCAAAATACTGTGGGCCTTGTTCGTCGGGCGTTTGAATGTTTGCAGCTGGAAGCCAACGGAAAGACATTGGGCGTCCGTCGCCAGCGTTACGGCTGGTCACATACCAAAAGGCTCTACCGTAAAACCATAAATCTTTGAATGTGTTTGCGAGCATGAACTGGCGAGGCACATTTGGGTCTGGGCGCTCCATCCATGTCTCGTTTGGAACATAGATTTCTTCGTATTTTTCGCCTGTCCACTGCTTTGTGTACTGCTTGAATTCAAGGCCACCAATAGTTGAGGCAAGTAGATCGTAAGAGCGTGAAACCGTTGGAAGGGAAAGCGCCATTTGCTCAACAGTGCCACTACTCCACGCATAGAACGGTGGGATTCCGGACGAGCCGACACCAGCAGCAGCCTTGATAGGCGCACTGGCGTATTCGGCTCGGATTTTGCGAGAGAAAAGACCCACGCTCGGAGTCTTACACAGATTAGTTGCAAATGCAACTATCTACGAAAAGCCATTGCAGCCTTGCCAGTATTTATCGGGCGAGACACCATCGCTGCAGCGACCACTAAAAGTCGGGCTGCTTCAATTGGCCCAGGTGAACGCTGGGAAGAGATAACAACTTGGCCGTTAGCCCTAGCGAGGACAGCCCTGTTGACATGGCTTGCTAGTAGTTCTTCGCCACGGTGCAAAACACGATGCTCCAAAATTAGCGATCTAGTGAGGGCTGTCAGTTTTAGGATTTCTGCATAGCCAAAAGTGGTGCGCCTGCGTTCTAACTTTTCGGGGGTGTGGACGTCAAGAGTTGGCGAGATGACCAGACGCAGTTTCGGGTCTGCCTCCATAGCCTTTTCAATCTGTAGCCACATTTCTTTCATTGACTCCGTAGAGAACTCGACTGTGGCCACGATGGTTTGTTCCTCAGTTAGTCCACAGCGAATCCCCACATACTTGGAACTATCCACAGAACAATCCACAGCCAACACGCCACCGGCAGGGCATTCCTGCTCGGTCTTCAGTTTCTCCCAGACGCCAGGTTGAAGCCATGCGTCAGCCGATGACACCCACAGATTCAGGTGCGCACGAAGGAACGCTGCACGATCGGGAGATTCTGCAGCTGCATGAAGAGCGTCAAGGGTGATGGTTTCGCCCAACGCTGGGTTTGCCCAACGCCAATACGAATCATCATTCGGGTCAACATCTGGCAGTGACCATTCAGCAAAATAAAGCCGTGTCTGTTTGTGTTTGTCAATCGCCCCCAGTGCTTGCTCTCGAAGACGTTGCATAGTCTTCGACCCTTCGTCGCCACTGGTTGACCATGAAGAAAGCAACGGTGATTTCACAGCAATTTGCGACGGCCGTAGAGCGTCAAAATAAACTTCCTCGGTGACGTTCCAAACTTCGTCAACAATAATCAGGTCGTAAGTACCACCATGCAAATGAGGCGTCGCAGCACGAACCTCCCAAACACAATTGCCAATCTCGACTTTGTTGCGCCCATAAGACCAAGTCACCTTGGCGTCATAGTGCGCCTCCAGTACCGGGGCGAGTTCATTGAAGATGGCAACAGCACGATCTAGTTTGTTGGCCGTAGAAAGAACCCTCATCGGTTTGCCACGCATCGCTGCAAAGTCAGTAAGCCACCAGCCGATAAGCGCCGTGAGCGCAACGGACTTGCCGTTCTGTCGAGCAGTAGAAACAAGAGATTCACGATGCACTAGATCACCGTTGTCGTCATGTGTCAACTGGCCATTCAACGCTTGACGTTGCCACCCAAACAATGTTTTGTTGAGCACTCTTTCCGACCAGCCTGCAACCAAGTCACCATAAGAAGGGCCTG